CATTTAGAGTTTTAACTTTAAAACTTGGAAAAGCAAAAGTACCAATGGTTGTAACAAATCATACTTATGATGTTGTAGGTTCTATGTTCCCAACAAAAGAAATGGGTGGTGGTTCTGGATTGAAGTATGCTGCTTCAAGTATTATCTATCTTTCAAAGAAAAAATTTAAAGATGGTACAGAAGTTATTGGTAACATAATTCATTGTAAGAATCATAAATCAAGATTAACTATGGAAAATAAAATGGTTGATGTGTTATTAACTTATGATAAAGGACTTGATAAGTATTATGGACTACTTGAATTAGCAGTTGCACATGGAATATTTAAACAAGTATCAACTCGTATTGAGTTACCAGATGGAACTAAACAGTATGGTAAAACAATTAACAATGACCCAGAAAAATATTTTACAGAAGATGTGATGAAACAATTAGAAGACGCTGTAAAGAAAGAGTTTATGTATGGCAACGATAGTAAATAATTGTTGCACACCATTATTTTTAGATTTCATTAAACATCAAGTTACGAAATCTACTAAGTGGAATTTTAATTATCCAATGGGTAAACCATTCGAAGATAAACATGCAAAGATTGATGTGATACAAGGAACAACAATCCATGATAAGTTTTTGGCTGGTGTGTCTATGAGTTTGTTAATGATGATTCATGAGAAAGCAAAACAAAGTAATGTTGATGTTCCCCTAGACTTATTGTTTTGTGGTATCTCTATGAAAGATAAACATAGAGAAGATAATCTGCATACAGACCATGAAAAAGATGAACTGAAAGATACACCAATCATTAAAGTATTAGGTATAATTAATTCAGATTGGAAAGACGGTGATGGTGGTGGATTCCAACATGATGGAACATTACATAAGTTGTTGCCTGGCGACTTTATAGTTTTTAACCCACGACTACCACATAAGGCAGAAGATATAATAACCGATAAAAAAAGAATCGCAATAGATTGGACAATAAGAAATGGATAATTTAATTAAAACATATGATGATATACTTGACAATCAAACTTGTAACAATATTATAGACAAGTTTGAACAGTTTGAAAATCAACACGAAGAATTTGATGATAAAGGAATGATTTTTACACAAATAAGAATGGCAAAGTCACCACAAATATGGAGTAAAGAAATAGAAACATTTACAAATGTTTTTCAATCATCTCTTTTAACATATTTAACAGATACAGGTGTTACACCACAACAGATGCCAAGTAAATATACTTGGGAGCCTATTCGTATAAAAAGATATATGCCAAATGACCATGATGAATTTAGACCACATGTAGATGTAAACTCTAAACTAACATCCACAAGATTTTTAGTTTTCTTTATTTATCTTTCAGATAATGAAGAAGGTAAAACTACTTTTCCACAGTTAGACAAATATGCTGAATGTAAGAAAGGTAGTATGTTAATGTTTCCACCATTGTGGCCCTGGCTACATGCTGGAACAAAACCAATAAATGAACCAAAATATATAATGCAAACTTATTTACACTATGTCTAATATTAAAGAATCATATGTTTATGTGGAAAGTAAAACACAAGACCAAACTTGTATCGGTATCAAGGGTGGTAAGTTTGCTGGTGTAATTTATAAGTATGGAAATGTTTCACTAGGTGAAGAAACAGAAGATGGTAATATGCCATTTAAATTTGAATTTGATATAATAGATAATAATGCAGTACCAAAAGAAAACTTTGGAGATGATTTTATGAATCTCATAGGTGATATTTTGGTAGACATAATTGAGGAGCAATATGCAGAACCAGACGATAGAAAGGACAACTCTAACTAATCTTTTAAACAACGAAGAATATACAAGAAAGGTTTTACCATTTATAAAACCAGAATACTTTGATGTTAAAGAAGAAAGAATAATTTTTGATGAGATACAAAGTTTTGTAGACAAGTATAATAAAATGCCAACTCAAACATCATTAGAGATTGAAGTTGGTACAAGAAAAGATTTAAATGATACAAAACATAATAAGATTGTTGAGATAATCAAAACTCTTAAAAAAGAATCTATAAATTTTGATTGGTTAGTAGATACTACAGAAAAGTTTTGTAAAGATAAAGCAATCTATAATGCAATTGTAGAGGGTGTTGGTATTATAGATGGTAGGTCTAAAGATAAAAAACCAGATTCTATTCCAAACATTTTAACTGAAGCACTTGCAGTTTCATTTGATAACTCTGTGGGTCATGATTATCTGGAAGATTCAGAATCTAGATTTGATTATTATCATCACAAAGAAGAAAGGATTCCTTTTGATTTAGAATTCTTTAATAAGATTACTAAAGGTGGACTTCCACCTAAGACTTTAAATATTGCACTTGCTGGTACAGGTGTTGGTAAATCATTGTTCATGTGTCATCAAGCTGCAAATTGTTTATCACAAGGAAAGAATGTTTTATACATCACTTTAGAAATGGCAGAAGAAAGGATTGCAGAAAGAATAGATGCAAACATGATGAATATTAGTATTCCAGATTTGCATGAACTACCTAAGAAAATGTTTGATGATAAGATTACAAGATTACAAAAGAAAGCAAAAGGTAAATTAATCATTAAAGAATATCCTACTGCATCTGCTCATAGTGGCCACTTTAGAGGATTACTCAAAGAACTTGCCATTAAGAAATCTTTCAAACCAGATATCATCTTTATTGATTATCTAAACATTTGTGCATCAAGTAGATTTAAAGCTGGAAATAATATGAACTCATATACTATTATTAAGTCTATTGCAGAAGAACTTAGAGGACTTGCAGTAGAAACTAATGTTCCTATTATGTCGGCAACTCAAACCACTAGAGGTGGATTCTCAAATACAGATGTTGGACTAGAAGATACTGCTGAAAGTTTTGGACTACCAGCAACTGCTGACTTGATGTTTGCATTGATATCTACAGAAGAACTAGAAGAACTCAATCAAATATGTGTTAAACAGTTGAAAAACAGGTATAATGACCCTACCATGAACAAGAGATTCATTATTGGAATAGACAGAGCTAAGATGAAACTGTTTGATGTAGAACTCAAAGCACAAGATGAACTTGTAGACCACGGCCAAAGTGAAGTACCTGTTGCTGACAATGGACAGGGGTTCGGTAATAACGAGGAAAAAGACCTATACGACAAGTTCTCTAAATTAAAAGTTTAATAAATAGACACATAAATTATATTTAAATGGAGAAATTGATGTCGCTAAGACGCTCTATGAGTCAGTTAAGACCTGCTCGTACTCAAAAAGTAAACTTACAAGAAAAAGTACAAATTATAAGAGAAGCTTCTGATAAAGATGTGGATTTTGTAATGAAATCTATTAGTGGTAATATAGCAGAAGCTGTATATGAAGCATGGGCATATATAGTAGCAAAAAAATCTGGTAATAAAACTTTACCTACCATAAAAGATGTACAATCATCTATGTCAGAAAGTGAGTTTGATGATACTGGTAAAAAATGGATTAATAATTTTCTTAAAAAAACTGATGATAACAATTATTTATTAAAAGCTATTGAACTAGTTGGTGGTGATATGAAAAAAATTCCCAATGTTAATTGGGGTAAAGTTGTAGTTCTTCATAAAAGCATAAACGAATATTATAAAAATACCCCAAAGATGTATAAATCTGGTGCGAAATTAAATACAGCAGATATGGTTTTAATAACTAAAGGTACTGTAAGTTCACTATTAAAAGCATTACCTAATTCAACAATGAAATGGACAGATGATGGCAGAATTTCTATAGAGGGAACTAATATAGAATTTATACAAGTTTCTCTTAAAAAAGGACAAGATACTGCAAGAATAGGAAAATTAAGTTCTCTAATTAACAAGGTGTATGGACAACAAGCAATGCGACCTAGACAATTAGTAGGGGAAGATATTCAACAATTGGAAGAAGGTTTAAGAGATATTTTTGGAAAGGCAGCTGACCTAATAAAATTAGGCACTTCAAAATTATTAAAATTTGCAAAAAATGTATTAACTAAAATTAAAAATTCTTTACTAAAGTCTGCTATAAGAATTACTAAAACTATCATAAAAGATAAAGCACACACATCTGCTAAAGGTTTATCAGAAAAACTTGGTGTTCAGTTATCTGAAAGTTTAATGGAAAAGTCTTTACCACCAGTAAAGATTAATGCTCCAATGTTAGCAGAAATGAAAGTTCTTAAAAATGAAATAATTAAAAAAGATTTGGCAAACGCAGAGTATGATATGATGTTAAAAAATGTTGATTTAATTAATAAAAAAAAGAAAGGTTCAATAAAAGTTATTAATAAAGGAACTGACCCAAAATTAGAAATGAAACACTTTAAAAGAGCTGCAAATCAAGTTTTAACTAAAGGAATAGGTCAAACCATTTCTAGAGAAGAAATAAATCCAGCATTCAAATTAGTGGTTAACTATGCTTCATATAGAACATTTAATACGATATTAATGGACATGTATAAAAATATAGATTCCATAGACAAAGTTTCAGAATCTCTGGTAGGTTTAAATGCTAAGTTAAGAGCAGAGGCAATATTTGGTGATACAGCATTACCACTATGGATTGTATATGGTGGCGGTGGTGGTGCTCATTATAAACATACGAAAGACGAGTTTGAATCAAAAACTAAAGAGGATATTGTACAACTAGGGGATTCAATGAATGTTCCATATGTTTACATTTCAATTGCAAAATCATCTAAAAATCCAACTTATAATGCAATATACATGTATGTTTTAGTTGGTTCAGTAGAAAGTAACAATGAATTACAACCACAATATATGATGATACAATTCATAAATAGGAGTGGAAGTGATTGGAGTTATAAAATAGATGCAAGTAACACTATTACAGGAACACCAGAATGAACAATCTTGCACAACAACTATTATTTGAAGATAAAGGTGGAAAGAACCTTCATCTAGAACACATAGAAGATGAGATACTAAACTATGGTATTGATGGTGGTCGTGCATCTATAAACTTTGTTCGTTCACTAAGAGATATGTTTGCTGGTGCAAGTCGTTCATCTATTAATATGACAGTTAAGTGGGATGGCGCTCCTGCTATTTTTGCTGGTATAGACCCAGAAGATGGTAAGTTCTTTGTAGGAAAGAAATCTGTATTCAATGTAGAACCACAACTACTCAAAACAAATGCAGATATAGACAAGTATACTAAAGGTGATTTAAACTCTAAGTTTAAAGTTGCCTTATCTGAGTTTCCAAAGTTAGGTATTAAAGGAGTTTTACAAGGTGATTTGATGTTTACAGATGATGTATCTACTGATA